ATTGTATGATATTCTTTGGTGGGCCAGAAATGCCTATTACTAAAAGTGATATATTTAAAAAGTTACCGTTTATTGATGTGGTTATCAAATCTGAAGGTGAAATAATACTACGACAATTATTAGATGCAATATCAAACAACACATCTTGGTTTGATATCAAGGGATTATTAATTAACAAAGATGGCCAAGCAGTGGACACCGGCAATGGTGATCGCATTAGCAACTTAGAAGATTTACCTAGCCCCTACCTCACAGGAGTGTTTGATAAGATTATGTCAGAAGTCACTGACGTAGAATGGAACGCAACTGTAGAAACCAATAGAGGGTGTCCGTATGCTTGTACATTTTGCGACTGGGGTAGTTTAACATACAACAAAGTTAAAAAGTTTGGGCTTGAAAAAGTATTTGCAGAGTTAGAATGGATTGGCCAAAAGAAGTGCGGCTTTGTGACTATCACAGATGCTAACTTTGGTATGTTTGTAGAACGTGACAATGCCATTGCTGATAAGCTAATTGAAGTGCAAGAAAAATATGGATGCCCTAACAGCTTTAGTATGAGTTGGGCCAAGGATCAAAAGCCAGAAGTATTTGATATTGTATTCAAACTAATCAAGAATCCCAAGTTTAACCAAGGATTGACTGTTAGTGTACAGAGCATGGACCTAGATGTATTAGAGAATATCAAACGCAAGAACCTTGCACAACATAAGATTGAAAATATTTTTGCATTGTGTGATAAAAACAATGTACCGGTGTATACTGAGATTATTCTAGGATTACCAGGTGAAACTGTTTCAACTTGGAAGGAAGGCTTCTATAAAATATTCCGTGCAGGCAACCACACAGGCACTAATATTCTTCAAGCTCAGATGTTAGAAAATGCCGAGATGAATTTGTTACAAGAAAAACTCTTTAAGATCACAAGTGTGCCTGTATACGATTACATGAGTGGAAGCTATAACTACAACGAATTAGAAGAATGTGTAAGTGTAGTAACCAGCACCAAAGATATGTCCATGGAAGAGATGTTAGACAGCCAAATATTCAGTTGGTTCATGCAGACATTTCATATCAACGGGCTTACTACTTACATCAGTAGATTCTTGCACAAGAAGGCAGGAGTGGATTATTCAGTGTTCTACGATAAACTCTGGCAATACCTTATTGAAGATCCTTGGTTCATAGCAGAACAAGATGCTGTTCGTATGTACTATCGAAATTGGATGACGGTTGGAAAGATCAACCATCCCAATATCAGTAACATTGAGATACATGGTTGGAATATCATACACAGAACTACCTTGCACATGCACAAGGACAGACGGTATGAATATGTTTTTGATTTGATAGAACGATTTGTAACCAACGAATTTGAATTAGACCGCGACTGTTTGAATCAATTGTTGTTGTTCCAAAAGAACTACGTGATAAACTATGATGATATTTCAAAGTTTCCGTATACCGTTGAATTCGATTATGACTTTCTTGGATACATTTTAGATGATACCTCATTAGAAACTGGCGTAAAATACAATTTTGAATTTCATGAAAGCAGCGACATTAGTCTAGACAGATTTTTAGAAAATATCTACTTTGGAAGAAAACGTAATTTTGGAAAAACATTAATAACAAAGGAACCGGTATGAAGATCGAATTTATCTTAACTACACAAGGAACATTGGTAACGCATGGCTAAAAAACAAAAATCAAAAAGACCAACGCTAAATTACAATATCTGGAATACAAATATTCCAGTGGTCATTGAGCAGGATATCAAAGAACACAATCCCAGCCGAATTAATATATTTGCAGCAGAAGAACACGAAATAGCATCGACTTGGTCGGGAGATTTCAATATTCTCAAACAATTATTCATAGATAATGATATAGAAGTTCACTTTATTTACGGTGCTGCTAATATGGAATTTTATAATACTAGATATCATTTTCCCGAGCATAGAATTTACACACATCTTTGGCCGTTTTATTATTTGTCTTTTACATTATCTTCGATGAAACACAATGAGTTTGTAAATCATGCTGATCATAACAACCCAACTTTTACAACGCCTTTTATATCAATGAACAACAGACCGCATACTCATAGATGTATGTTTATGGATCAAATGGCAAGATGCAACTTAATAGATACCGGTTCGGTATCGTGGCACAATGACAATGTTCCGTATCAGTGGAAGTGGTGGAAAACTCCGCAGCGATTAAAGTTAGTTGATGATTTTAGCAACAACGGTAATTCATACCGATTGCCAATAGAATGGAAATCTAGTTTTATGAATCTAGTATCTGAGTGCAGCATAAATCGAATATACTTTTCAGAAAAAACTTGGATTCCATTATTATGTCACAAAGTTTTCCTTTCTCAATCCGATCAATACTTTTACAAGAAATTTAAAGAATGTGGATTTGAATTATACGATGAAATTTTTGATTATTCGTTTGATGATTATGCAGATGCTGATATTCGTACATCGATGATTATGGAAAATGTAAAAAATATAATAGGTAAAGATTATAATGCAATGCACAATTTACTGCTTCCTAAATTAAAACATAATTTTAATCGAGCAATTACTATTGCAACTAACAACGAGTATATGCCCAAGATTGCAAAAAATAGTGAATTTGCCATGGAACTATATACTGCCCTTAAAGACATACAAACATCAAAGCGTTTTTTGCTTTCCCTAAAAGCCAAGCAATAAATAACACAAGAAAAAGATATAGGAATCAACATGAAAATTGGATTTATTGGAATAGGCAAATTAGGAATGCCCTGCGCTGAGGCGATTGCAAATAAGGGGCACGATGTTAGCGGATATGATGTTCGACTTTTGGAACCTACATGGTTAGTTAACATTAAATCTTCTATCAAAGCTGTTGTGCAAGATAGAGATATTGTGTTTATCGCAGTCCCAACTCCGCACGATCCGGCATACGATGGTAGAGAACCTACAGCCCACCTTACACCAAAAGATTTTAGTTATGACATTGTTAAAGAATGTTTAACAGAAGCAAATAAGCATATGAATAAGAAACAATTGTTGGTTCTTATATCTACAGTATTGCCAGGCACTACTCGTCGCGAATTTATTCCGTTATTAACTAATACTAGATTTGTCTACAATCCATATCTCATAGCAATGGGCAGCGTAGCATGGGATATGGTCAATCCTGAAATGGTTATGATCGGCACCGAAGACGGAACCGAAACCGGCGATGCAAAACAATTAGTAGAGTTTTACGATTCTATTATGGAAAATAATCCACGCTATGTTATAGGCACCTGGGATGAATGCGAGTGTATCAAAGTTTTCTATAATACGTTCATCAGTACAAAGATTGGTCTAGTTAACATGATACAAGACGTTGCTATGAAACAAGGTAATATAAATGTAGATGTAGTAACAGAGGCACTGTCAAACTCGACTATGCGCATCATGGGTCCGCAATATATGACAGCTGGAATGGGCGATGGAGGTGGATGCCATCCTAGAGATAATATTGCTTTGCGTTATATGGCCCAAGAGTTAGATCTAGGATACGATCTATTTGATGCAGTAATGAATGCTAGAGAAATACAAGCTAGAAATTTAGCTAAATTTCTTGCAATAGAATCAGAAAAGGCAGGTAACATGCCAGTATACATCCACGGTAAATCATACAAGCCCGGGGTGGAATATTGTGACGGTAGTTACAGTTTGTTAGTCGGATATTATCTAGAACACAATTTTGGTGTTACTCCCATGTACATAGATCCGTTAACCGGTGATAATGTAACAGTGCCCATCAAAGGGGTGATATTATTAGCTCACAATAAAAAAGTCACTTACGAATACCGCGGGTTTGAAGAAACTCAAAATTTGTATTGTACAATAGAGAAAGGGTCCATTGTTGTGGACCCTTGGAGAACTTTTGTTTCAGACCAACACAAAGTTATTCATTACGGAAATACTAGAAAATATTTTTAGATGAATCCTTGATATCTTTCTTAAGTCTTTCTACATCAACTTTAAAATCTATTTTTTTGATTTCGTCTTTGTATTCTTGAAGTGTACTAATCAACACATCCGCAATTCCTTCCGCAGTTTGTGTATCTAGTTCGTGTTTGACGTCGATCTCCCATACCCTGCCATCTGTAAAATCTAATCTCACAGAGTCCAGATAAGCCACAGGCATGGTATTCATATAGAGATCTTCAAAAACCTCCGGCCATTCTTTTACAAGGTGGCGCGGAGGTTTGAATAGCGGATTAGGCATCGACAGTTTCTTCTGCCTTTTTAACCTTCTTGACTGTAGGGTCGAGATCTTCTGCTTCTTTACGCAATCTTGCCGCTTCTTTGTACATGGCATCAGCTTGACTGCGATATGATTTTGCTAGATCCTTGTCACTAAGTGCAGCGTTGGTATTAGCCTGTGCTCTGATAGGTGCAGGAATATCTGAATCAACTGCGGGTGCTGTGTCATTTACTGAAGCTACATCAGTGACTTGGGCCTTAGCGGCTGGAGCACCTGATACAAATGTGCATAAATCGTCTACTGTGCAGTTTTTCTGTTCCGCAATCAGCGTGTTAAGATTAGCCAACAGCACAGTGTCGTTGGTTGTAGGAGTCATCATCACGGTATCTGTGGCCACTTTTACCAATCTATTATCTGCCTGCATGGCTCGCAGCATGGGTCTGCCATCCTGGAACGGCCGGATGTGCATGATTTCGCCAAACTCAAATGCGTCTTGAGCTTGATCGGTTTCTACCAAAGTCATGATTGAATCATGATATTGATCTGGCAACTGCGCTACAGGTAATACCAGAGCCATGTTTGACTCTCCGGGCAGAGTTCTAAACACCACTAGCACCTTGGCACCTGTGTTTTGAATCCTTCCTATGTGTTTTAAGCTTCTCATTTAGGCTTCCTTTTTAGATACAGCTTCAAGGAAGGAATTTAGTTTGTTGAAACTTTTACCAACTGCCTCCAATTCTGCTGCTTTGAACGCTCCTCTGCTTGTTGCAACTTCGATGATATTTTTTACAGCTAGCAGATCGCTGATATTTAAATCAGGACCTTGTGCTGTTGGTGTATCTGTTGCCGCAGGCGCTGCTTCGGCTGGTGTCTCAACTACTTGATCTTTAACTTCTTCTGACATTAGTTTCTCCTTAGGTGTGGGCATGCAAGCATGAAATAGGTCAATTCTTTTTGATCTTCAAATCCTACAAAGTGTGCGGATCTGAGATTGCCACTCTTGTCCAGAGCAGGTTTTTTACAGATATAATATCTGCCTTTGAGTTTGACTTTGATCCAGTCTTCAATGCCTTCAAATATTTCAGAATCTGAAATATTCAATGCAGTAAAATGTGGAGCCACAGTCTTCAGCTTGCGCTGTTGTAGTACGTCCATTGGATTAAGGTCAAACATAGTGAAAATATTTATATGGTGTGCTTATTCGGGGGTTGATTCTTGGCTAAGCCTTTTGCTCATGGCTCTGTTGTGCCCTAGCTTTCTAACATCACCACTGAGTAGATACAGTTCAAAAGCGGCCTTTTCCTTCATTACTATGATGTGTTTTTTATTGACAAAAAATGGTGAATCGATGTAATTATCTAACCAAAGCAGCACCTGTGGAGTAAATGCAAATTCTTTGGGAAATTCTATCTTATAAGTTTTAATTTTAGCATGTTCTTCAATAAATTCCAAGGCCTGGTCAGTCAATCTCAACCCTCCTTGTTTTTTATTTCTAAAACTCCACCACCATACGGCTTTGTATTCTTTGATATTTTTTTCAGTGACGGGTATTTCTGCTGCCTGCAAGAACGCCTTGGTGTAGGCATCTTTGTTCATATCATTTAATCTCTTCGCCAGCGGTGAGTTTGAAAACTGCAAAGTCTTTGGTCTTGAATAGCCTATTCAATTTTTTGGCAAGATTATGTGCGTGACCAGGATTTGAAAATGAAACTTTTTTGTATTTTGGTCCGGGGTAGCTGGCTACAAGACTGCCGCTTTTGAGATTGAACGGTTGGCCGTTATAGAACACAGCCCAGATAGCTTCCGAGTCAAGGATCTGCTCGACCTTGTAGGTTTCTTTACTAGCATATTCTAAAAGAATTTTAGGTTTGGGTCTGCTCATATACGTGTTCCTAATTAACCACGTATATATTTATGTTTTTTTAGAACTGACCGCCGTCGAATTTAACGTCTATTTGTGTGGTAGATTCTTTGATCACTGCCAGCATTTGATGTATTTCGCTGATAGTTTGACCTAATTTGGATGTCATCAGTGCCAACTCTGTGGTCAGATCACGTGCTTCTTGCAAACTGATACGTATTTCTTTTTGTTGACTGCGTTCGGCTACCTGAGTACGTTGGATAAGCTTCTGTATAGTTGGTAGTGTATCTGGTAAATTACTTTGTGACATTGGCCAATACCTGTTTCATTTCTAAATCAGTCTTGAACGGTCCCTTGTAAGCATATCTTTCAAGAGTAATTTTTTTAGGACAAAAGCTCTTGACCCATCCTTTCTCGAATTTTATACAGTAGTAACCTGCACAGTACAGACTTTTCGAATCACTGCTTTTTGTGAATAGGGGAAGTTTCTTTCGAATGTCAAACATGGCGTTGTGAGGTTCGGCACTGGTAGCATATCCATGCACTTCATTAGGTAGTGCGGTGTCAGCTTCTTTAACAATCTTTACAGTGAAAAACTTTTTACCAAACTGTTTGGTTAAGCTATCTTTGGTTTCGTAAATGGTTACACCTAATTCATTGCTCATAAAAAATCTTTGATCATCATCTTTTCTTAGAGTGGCAATCTTTTCACCGTTCTCTTCTACAATCCAAAATTTATTCGCTATGATCGGTTTAGCATGTATGTCTGTCATTGTTTTCTCCCAACATGTGTCTGTTTTAATTTCACAGGTGTCTTCATACTGACAAAGTTTGAGTTTCATTTGTATACCTCGCATTGAGTGGTTCTGCATAACTCTGTGCCTGATCAGCAATCTTTTTCAAATCCCATAGATTACAGAACTTGATTAATCTTATACCAACTTGACTCACATTCTTTTGTTCAGAAGTAGCAGTGGTAATAGTGTTTACAATTATCTCTTTGATGTCATCGGGCTGATGACTTAGATCAATCAGTCGACGATTGCGTTCATAATCCTCTAGCACACGATGTTCTTCACCATTGTGGTCAGACCATCTCTGTAACATGAGATTGTTCCACGCATATCCTTTGCTGTTACGATCTTCGAACGCTTCAGTAAGACCCACTTTTTTGCTTGTGCCTTTAGTACGTACACCCGGATACGCTGAGAAGACATTATCACTGGTATCACCACGCATGCATTTTTCGAACAACAGCCATTCTGGATTAGGGGCTGGCTTGGGCTCTTGTGTTTTCTTGTCAATGATGGGCTTGCCTTTGTCATCAAAAATTCCTTCATGCGTGATAACATGTTCCATGACACCGTTGTACTGCGTGACATTGGGTGCGATCAATTGAACAAAATCTGTGTCTGTGCTGATGATCACATGTTTGTCATTTGGATGTGTTTGTATCCAACCAGCAATTAAATCATCTGCTTCTAACTGCGGATTTTGTAGCACAGTGCAGTTGGTCTTTTCTGCGATAAAGTCTTTGAATGTGTCAAATGCTTCCCAGAAGATTTTTTCTTCATCTTGTTCTTTTTCTGTATGTGCGGCACGAGCATCTGAACGATTACGTTTGTAAGGAGCATAGTAGTCTTTGCGCCACGATCTACCTTCTAAACAGAAAATAACATGGCTACCATCGAACTGCTGCCATGCTTTGCGAATACTGTTTAATGTGATGTGGAATGCCATGCCTAGTTTGATATCAGCGTCACCGTTGATAACGTGACGAGCACGAAAGAATGTGTTTGCTGTATCAACTAAGATATAATTCATAGATTGTCTTTCTTCACTGTTTTAATATCAATTAAGCCTGTGTTTACAGGACCGCCAAAATCACCATCAACTACTACATTGGCACACAGCTCACGGAACCAACGATCTATAATTTCTTCGTCCTTGTCTCCGTTCTCACCGTATCCCTCTTGCTTTAATTTTAACACAAAAAGGTCGTTCCAGTCAAGCTCAAAAAAGCCATTACGCACATTATCTTTGTTGACATGCGTTTCGAGTACACCTACCCAGGGTTCTTTTTTACGTGTTGCACGTTCTTTTGGTGATAGTTTGGCCTGTGCCTCTGCTTCTGTGGCACGTTCAGCAGCTTCTGTAGCTACTTTGGCTACTTCAGCAGCTTGGACTGCGATGACTGCAGATCGTTCTGCTTCTGCTCTGATCTTGTCAATGCCAAATAACTTTTCAATCCATTTATTCATTATGTTCCCCATTCATTTTTAAACAGCGGTACTTGTAGTCTGTCACTGTAGCGTAGTCCCATCTTCATTGCAAACTCTGCCACCCGGCGATTATTTAGTGTGTATACACTTTCAACTCCGCCCACAGGCATGAGATAACAATGTCCAGTGAATCCTTCTGCTCGATATATGTCCAAAGTTTCTAAGGCTTCTTCAGCATCTTCTTCTGTGGCTATTACAAATTTAAGATAGGTAGTGCCGACTTCTTGATACTCACAAACAACCTCTGGCTTTATTGCTTCGTGTCTAGCTTCACCTGAACAACTGAGTTTAGCACTAACACTGAACGTAATTTCTCTCTCATCACTGCCAAATGCCCAGTCTGTCAAATATTCTTTAAATTTAGAATCAAGTTTTTGAGTGCCGTTGGTTTCAAAAGTAATTTCTTTAAGACCTGTCATACTCAGATGATTCAACAGATCCGGATAAGCACGTTGCCACCCCAGCAAAGGCTCGCCGCCCGTGATGACCAAGTGTTCGTCTTCCCAACGCTTGTAAGGTAATATTTCCATGATGCGTTCTGCAATCGCATCAGTTGTTAGCATGGGCGAAAGATCTTTGAATCTAGGATCCCACGATGCATAGCTGTCACAGCCTGTACTCACTAACGGAAGTTCGTTATAGGTTTTGAACTCTGTGATACGTTGTGCTATGGCTTCTACCTCTGTGCTGGATTCACCACGCAACATACCAAAGCCTGCACATTTAAAGTTACAACCAAATGTGCGCAAGAATACAGAAGGAACACCCATGTAGCGTCCTTCACCTTGTATGCTGTAGAACAGCTCTGCTATTTTAATTTTGCTCATTGTTTATTATACCTTTATGTATGAAATTTGTCAAGTCTTCTTTGACAAGACTCCAAGAACCGTCGTGGTTATCAATCCAATTTAAACAATCGCCTTCTTTCCATCCAGCCTCATCTAATAAATCCTGCGGCAACGACAGTATGCCATCATCCTCGATAGTTAGGGTCCACGAATTCATGTTATATATCCTGTGGTGTCAGAATTTCTTTTACGTTCTTCATCTAGTTTTTCTTTGATTAGTTTTCTGCACTCTATCTTAACTTGAGGAGGAACATCTGGATGAAAGTCTACGTCTCGGCAATTGTAATATCTACCAGACGGAAATTCCCAATTGCCGATAACAATCAAAAATACAGCGATAAACGTTACGATGACTATCAAGATATTTTTCACACGTAATCGCTGACTAATAGTTGACACACAAGTCCTTCACGTTCATCCTTAAACAGAAAGTTCATGTAGTTGTCTGTTATCTCCGTAGTGTACTTGTCACCAGGCAACCCAAATCGTTCTACGATGGATATGGTGATTTCATCCCAAACGGGAATGCTACTAGCCCTAGGACTCCACGGCACATGCACAGTTACCATTTTCTGTAGTTACCTTGTTCTGGTATCACATGGCGAACTCCGCCTGTGGGGTCTTCCATGTCACCTTTGCGTCTAGGAATCAAATGAACATGTGGATAAGGCACAGTCTGACCAGCTGCTTCTCCCCAATTCATACCAATATTGAATCCGTCCCACTCACCACTGGCAACTTTTTCCTGTCCTATTCTAAGAGCATCAGCAAAACAATCTTCGATAACTCCTACAGCTGAATATTTAGGCACAAACAACAAATGTCCTTCTGTTACAGGATACTTGTCTTTAAAAACAGCAACATGAAAGTCGTCCTGTACAACATCATCCCATGGTGCATCACCTGCGTCACGTGCATCATCTAATGAATAGTGCAAGTTCATCGTTTATACTCCTGCTTTTCCTTAGGGAGATCATCTTCTCGAATAACAAACTCACGGCCGCCTAGACTTCCAACAAATGCTCGAGTGCGTTCTGTATAAGCCAATCGAAGTTTAATAGTTTGAAATGCCACTTCTAAAAATGCTTTGGGCTTGTAACCTAGTACGTGCATGTCAAAATCTTTGCCTGCATCAGTGCAGCGAACTTTGATTTTAGAATCAATCATTTAGTCCACCAATCTTCCCAAGGAAAATCAATCCATACATTATTTTCGGCTTTGTTGACTTCCATGCCAACAAAATCCATCTTAACATCACACTTGCTGGCTAGATTATCTACCAACACAGCAAATTTAACGTTGTTGTTCCATACTTCTTCCCAGGCCGGATCTTCTGGAAAGCATCCACTAGGCCAATCTTTCATGATCCAATTGAGTGTTGTACCTTGATCATTGATATCATCTACAATTAGAATGTTTTTAAAAGTGGTATCACTATCAGCTGCACGATCTTTGGATAGCGGACCTAGTGCATCTTCGGCCATCCATAGATTACTCTCCGGTCCAATCTCGCTATCTCGTAGACTTACATTGAGAGTATGTAATGGAATATTAAAATATTGGCTGATCATAACAGCAGGAATCAATCCGCCTCGGGTAATACCTACGATATAATCGGGTCTCCACGTTCCTGTAGCAAGTTCTCTACAGATTTTGCCAACTAACCCGTTTACTTCATGCTGGTTGATTTTGAGTTTGTTCATTTCTATCCTTGAGATATTGTTCGTGTTGTATCCATTTGTTGTTGACTAAAAATCCCCATTCACGTTTGTGCGGGCCTGGCATGAATAGAGTCCAAGCAGTTACCCCTTCTTTTAATTCAATTCGATGATAGCTGTTAGAACTGCATATGCGGAAATGGCCGGGACCTCGCCATTTGCGTATTTCACAACTCATCGTACCGTCTGTGTTAAACTGAGGAACCCATTCGTAGTAACCGCCACGCAGAATCAGTGTAGCGTATGGCCACGGATGATCGTGTACATCGTCTGGATCACCTTTTAAGAATTTATGTAAAAATACGTTGAATGGAAAACGTTCACGCTCTTTCAAAAACAAATAGTAGCGTTCAAGATAGGGTTCGTTATTCACCCGATCAAAAATGATACGTTTGCGACCTAATCTTTCAAGCAGTTTTAGAAACATTTCAAACTTCTTCCTTGAGATATCTTATCAGTTCTTTGTCCGTGGGCTCTACACTATAATTGTTCTTGTAAAAAATTTCATAGCTGTCGCTGCCGTACTTTCCAATGCCATATAACATTGTAGCATCATTTCCGTCCCATGTCAAGTAGTCTTGACTCATTCTAATCAATCGATTATAACGGACATTCATCATCCCCAAGGGTTGGATAATGCCTTTGACAAATTCTTGGTCTGCGTGTAACAACGACAGTGCTGTGGGGAACCAATATAGAAATTCTGGCAGTGTGGTCTTTACTGCCTTGCGTCCAGTTTGGTTCAACATGATTACACCAACAAAATGCTGCCAAGCATCATCTACCTGTTGCTGTACCATTAGGTCATCACGCAGGGGTTTGATCATTCCATACCTTCACCGAACCAATCGTCAACTTGGCGCTCTGCTTCTTGTCGTGTCATTGCATGTACAAAGATACGAGCAGGTTCACCCACAGTGTGTTGTATATCATACTTTACCACACCTGCAGGTATATCGTTCCAATCACGCTCTACAACGAATTCTTGTAGATTTTTTGCACGAAAAATTAATTGATCGGATAAGTCTTTTGCAGTATTCATTCCTGTCCTCGAATTACGTTCTTGTTCGCCGCTTCATCATCACTGCGCAGTTGATCTTCCATGTACAGCATCAATTGATGTCTATACATTTCTTCTGAAAGACCGTGCCACCCACAGCACTTGCCAGTTGGGCTACGGCCGCAGCCACAGTTGCCAAATTCTTCTGCATTTTCTTTAACTCGTATTTGCATGATCTATGTCCTTATCGTGGTGAAAATTCTTGTTGCATTTTAATATTGTCAAAGAATTCTTTCTTTGTACCGGAGTCATCTTTGAATGCACCTTTGAGCACTGTGGTTTGTGTTAGACTAGAGTGCGCCATGATGCCGCGATTCTCACAGCAGCCATGTGTGGCCTGTATGTACACGCCGATGTTTTCACTTTCAGTTGCTCTCATTATTTCTCTTGCGATGTCGTTGCATAATTCTTCTTGTAAAGTACCACGGCGAGCACACCACTGAGCAATGCGAGTATACTTAGATAAACCAATGAGCTTATTGGCAGCGATGATTCCAATATAGGCGACCCCACTAACTGGTTGATGATGATGAGAACACATACTGCGAAGTTCACTGCGTACAACCAACATGCCTTCGTAACGGTCTGCCGAATCATTTGGAAAAGCTGTTGCATCTGGTGCTGATTCATATCTACCTGCCATAATTTCGTTAAAATACATTTTGGCCAGTCGACGGGCTGTGCCTTTTGAGTTAGGATCGTTTTCACGATCAATTAATAGAGTATCTAGGACCTTTTCAAAAGCCTCAGTAGCTTCATTAATTAGAATTTCTTTATCGCCTTCGTGCAAGTAGTCACTGATATTGTCTCCAGCCCAGAAACGTTTGTTGTCACGTTTCATTTTAAAGCGAATAGCATCGCCTAGGTAACCTTCTTCATAGCCCTTGTCGTCTATGTTATTGTATGTTACTGATTCTGTCAATTTATTCTCCGAGTTAATGACGTGGATGTCTTTGTACTAGTATACAGGTTTATTTAGGTTTTTGCAAGTAGTTTAAGATAATATTTCATTTTATTGTCAATGCTGCTTCTCGAAAGCCAAGATTTCCTTTAACGAATATGTTAAATGCAATAGAAATTCTATCATCCTTGGAATTGTTTATTTCCACTGAATGCATTAGATTTGAAGGAAATATAATTATTTGATTTTCAGCTGGAGCAATAGACCATGTATCACAATTAAAAATATTCCATTCTGCAAATCCTAATTGTAATGTAGGAGAAGAAATATTTAAATATTTTTGATATTTATGAAATGTAATCCGCCCGGTATCTTCTGCTGCCTTTATATATAATACTCCTGAAAACAACGAATTGCTATGAGTATGTTCTTTTGCAAACCCCTCCGGTAAAAATTTAACAGCCCACGAAGTTGTTATATAAAATTCTACTTCGGGTTTAAATTTTAAAAGATTATAAGCATAATCATCAAATGCGTTGAGAATTTTATTTCTAATTTCTAAACACCTAGGGTCATCTAATAATGTAACACTTTCAGTAATAAACCCGTTGTTATCAGACATCGGGTAAAACTCTAAATCTAAAATGTAGTTAACACTTTTAGATGATAGTGGGGATATATCAGATGTGTAAAGAGGAACACCAAATAAAGAGGAAGCTGAAGGCATAGGTTATACTCTATAATTATGTTAACATCTCTAATAGTTTATTACAACTAAAAAAGTTTTCTTTTAGTATATCTACCTGTTTATTTAGGCTGGGTATACGAGTTCGGTAATTTTCCATATGTTCTATAATTGTTTTACAGATGTCAGGACGATACACAGTGTAGGCATCATAGCTTTCAGTCCATTTGCTGGGATACTTAAATGTGTCCATGGCCATTTCACTGTAGCTAAGTCTATCCGGTACCATAGGAATGGCATTTACTAAGGCGCCTTCATACCAACTGATGCCTAGAGTTTCTTGTAGGTTGGCACTGAATACTAATTTAGCTTCGCCTAGCAAATTGTGATATTCGTTTTTTGTTAGTTGTTGATCTTGACAAACAACAAACTCATATTGAGGTAAGTGTTCTTTTAGATCACGGAAGATTTCGACCTGCTTCTCAGGAGCAATACGATGAGGGAACAGTATAAGATCACGCTTGGGCATATTCTTATACATCAGTAATGTGTTCTCCATATACTCCATGGGCCATCCTGTGCGTACAATCTTGTTGTTGAACACAACATCATCTATCACAGTCTTATACATTGTTTGTCTACGATCTGGATCAGCTTGGATCAAGTTCTCGTAAAACATATGAATGTGAAAGTCTGTGGCAAAGTAATTGTGATCAAATGCGTGATAGAAACTCTTTTCAGCATGTCTAACCCAAGGCTTATCACCAACTAGTCTTCCTAAGAAGTCTTGCGGATCATAACTGCCAGCATGCCATAAGCCATGCGTGACTACTGGAATACCTAGTAACTCACTCATGTACTTTAGATTAATGATACCTGGATGCCAAGCATCAGTAAACACGAAATGATCGCCAGCATTAACGGATCCGTTACAAAATAGCCGACCCATCTGCTCCACTTGACTAGCTTTGTATATATTAGTACCGCCAAAGTTGAGAAACGCTCCTGGAGTGGTAGCATTAGGTATGTTCATAGGACCAGAGATAATTTGAACATCATGTCCTGCCTTTTTAAGTATTGCTGGCACATGAGTTTTCCACTGACCTGTGTAACGTGTCTCAACTGCTTCTAGATCAATAAGGAAAACTCGTGCCATCAATTAACCTCTCTTTTGAAAGTTTGGTCTGTTGCCTTGATATGGACGTCTTGGCCGCTTGCTGGCAAGATACGATCCATAGTTTTGACTATCTCTGCGATAGAGATCTGTGGGATTAAAATCGCAGAGTTGAATTCTGCACCAATCGTGGTAGGCCTCGAGGTCTTCCCACACCTTTACAACGTCAGGACGATTTTCAAAGTACCCGTAGTCCTTGTAGTTTTTCATCTGTATTCCTTTTAGTATTTGATGAATGAACCATTTTCTCCGTCTTCGGAGACCTCAATCCAAACCTCACGGCTTGGATACTTATTGGAAATCATGTCATACAGTTCGTCTGACATCATTTCGCAACTTTTGTGATCTAGCGACAAAATATTTTGTGTGCTAGAATACAGTTGTTCAAGCCATCGCTTGAATTGAATGAATTCCACATCTCTGTCATTGTGGGTGACACCAAGCCATACCCTAAAATGGAAAATGTGACGATGAGGATTAGCAAGAAACGATACATCATATTGATCTCCTGTTGCTAGGTTGGGGTCTGTTGCAGCCGCAGGATAGCA